CCGGCTTCTTTGAAGTCGCTTGCTCCAGTGGATCCTGTGACTGGTATCCTTCGTTCAGTTCCGAAGAACGTGTACACTATCCTCGTCCGGAAAGGTGTCACTCCCCTATCAGGTCAGTCCTCTCAGATCGCGCTTGCGCGTGTTGAGTTGGCTATTCCTGCTGGGGCTGACACCGCCGACGCGCCTAATGTACGCGCGATGATCTCCTTGCTGATCGGAAGTCTTAACTCGATTTCCGCTAGCATTGGTGATACAAGTGTCACCGGCGTCATTTAGTTGGCGCCAGCTCCTCCGTTCTCGGAGGAGTGTGACCTTTGTTGTCGCTCTCTTCATTTCTTGGCTACTCTTTGGATGCATTTTGCGATGTGTCCTTGAGTGGCTTTCGACTGTTGAGAGCACACTTCGAGCTTATCAGTAATTGATAAGCCTTCGTGCTGAATGGAGGATTGTCTATGGGCCTTAGTCCTAGTTCTCTTCTTCAGGCTGTCAGGCTTGACGTTGAAAGTAACTTGATTTCGGGGGTTTCCTCCGTCTCAAGCTTACCTCCAGACGCCACGTATAAGCAATTTGCCTCTCAAGCGCTCCTCGACTCACTCTTAAAAAAGTGGGAACCGGAGAACACTGCTAGGCAGGATGCGAATTCGTGGTCTACCTTCTTGCTTTCCAACGAGAAGTGTAAGAACTGGAGTCTACAGTTGGAATGGGAATCTGATCGGGAGCTCTGGGGTAATTTCCTCAAAGAACTCGATCTCTTCTTCCATCCCTCTGGCCATTTACTGGTTGACTCTATTTTCGATTTACTCGAAAAGGGTCGTACCGGACCTGGCGCGGCGATTGGTGCTAAAGGGAATAGTTTGTATGCTAAACTCTTTAGCTCCCAGTTGACGACAACGTCTGTCTCCTTGTACAAATCGTACTCGGACTATATTCGATGGTACCCTACTTTTCTAGAGGCGGAAGTCCACCGCTATAGTAAGTTTGGTGCTCTCCGTATAGTCGACAGCAGTAAGTGTTGCTTCGTTCCAAAGAACGATCGCACAAGCAGGATGATTTGCGTTGAGCCCTCACTGAATATGTATTTTCAGCTTGGTCTTGGCGCTTTGCTTGAGAGGCGACTTGCAGATCTATGGAATATAGACCTGTCAGTTCAGCCCGACAAGAATCGCTTGCTCGCACGTCAGGGGTCCGTCAATGGCCAATATTCAACTATTGACCTTTCGGCTGCCTCTGATTCCATCTCTCTCTCCTTGTGTAGGTTAGCACTCCCAGAGTGGCTCTTTGAGCTACTCTGTGAATTGCGAAGCCCTCACTTGGATTATCGAGGTGTGAAAGTGCGTTTAGAGATGATGTCGACGATGGGGAATGGTTTTACATTCCCTCTCCAGACTATCATCTTTAGTGCTATTATCAGGGCTTGTTATCACTCAGCGGGAATTCCGCTGAATGATTATGGGCACAAGCTAAACTGGGCTTGCTTCGGAGACGACCTTATCGTTGATGTACGAGTACATCAGCGTGTTGTTCGCCTTCTTGGCCTGCTCGGTTTCTCTTGTAATCCTGATAAGACCTTTCACGATGGTCCGTTCAGAGAGTCCTGCGGGGCTGATTGGTTTCATGGCCAACCAGTTCGCGGGGTTTACTTGCGTAGACTCCGCTCTCTGCAGGATGTCTTCGTCGCCATTAACCTTCTGAATAAGTGGTCTGCGTATACCGGTATACATCTACCTAGATGTATTAAGGCACTATTTTCATCTGTAAGGCATAAGCATTCAATTACTTACGTCCCATTTGAAGATAATGCTGACGCTGGCATCCGCGTTCCATTTAGTCTTCTGCCCAAGGCTTCTTTCCGACGAGACGGCAATCTATCTATTTTATATAGATCGTATGTCGCCAAGCCAGTTAAGCTCTGGATTGAAGAGGGGAAGATCCGTTTCCCCAGGAATGTTGAGGAACTGATATTCAACCCTCCCGGGCTGTATATCTCATTCCTTTATGGCGAGTTGGATGGTGATGCTATCCCTATCAGGCATGATAGGAATTTGTATCATCCGAAGCAACGATGTACTCCCCGTTGGGACTACATCAACACAAACACACCTGTTAACGGAACAGATGTGTCATGGCAGCAGTGGCAAACCGCTGTTCTCATTAATTTGAGAAACCCCCTAGCGAAAGCTAGGTAAGGATCGAAAGATCCTCCTCG